CCAGTAGCACTTGCGTATTTCAAGTATATGTCCATGAAGCCTGTAGCAAAAGTTGTTCCCGCTGTAGTATAATGTTCCATCTCCAGTGGATTGTAGGCGGGATCATCGTAGGTATGTTAATTGCCTGTATCATTGTTCCGCCTACGCGTAAAGAAGTTGCTGTTCCATCTCCCCACGACAAGGACGTCTTCCATACAGACACAGGATGTGTTCGGACCCATGCGATTGAGGTCCCGTGTGGAGCTGAAGCAGACTCGTTCAATCTACTCGCAAGTCTCAACAAGAAGTAATGCTCGACATCACAAAATCACTTGAACGCGCGGGTCCCTTTTTCTCTTTTATCATCGGGCTTGGGATCTCTGTGCTTTTGTTCCATCGCAACTATGCCACGTATCGCATTCTTGGAGTGCCGTTGGAGGATGTAGAAGACAAGACAGTCAGGGTTGATGGAAAATGCTACAAGTATCGCGTGGAAGATGCAACTTGTGAAATCCCGTCTCCTTCATAAACAATGGACGATTCAACTTCACTGGACGCCCTACTCCCTTCGCCTCAGCTCCCGCAATCCATGCCTCCCATGCACGGCGTGTCTGGTTCGGACCACATCCAGCGCACACAGATGGCGCCTTCTTTCAAGCCGTCGCTCCCCATGATGCGACTGATGTGGGCTAATCTGACTCTGTATGTCTCGTTCTTTCTGGCTACAGTGATCCTGTCGCTGTCGGCTCCTCGTGACCTTCTCCTCCGCTATATCCCGAATGCATATACATCGGGTGGCGTTGTGTCTTGGCAGGGTGCTGGCGTTCTGGGTGCAGCCGCAGTTGTTGTGTCCCATTTACTCAACGTCTTCCTGCTGAGTTTTCTCGGCTAAAATGGATCTACATTGAAGCTGTGACTGTAGAGTAGACAAGATGCCTATCATCGGAACTAAGGATTGCAAACACATCATGGGTTCTATCAATCGGGGAAATGAGTATCGGAAAACCTGTGCAGATCAGTTGTTTGAGGAGTTTCGCGAGTATATTGAGTCAGCGTCTCCGGTAAAGACATTCGCGAAGGCTCTCTTCAACCGTAAGCCTCCTATCATTCACATTCCGAACATTCCTCGGTGTATCACCACGAATAATACTGAGATAGATGACGTTGATAAGTTCAAGCTTATTAGCGAGTATAACATTATCGCCCACCTTGAGAGGCATATTGGTCATGTTAAGATTAACTGCGAGTATACCGGCTACTCGAATCTCACACTCACAGTTGAGTTTGTGCCAAAGGTGGTCAATAATCCCGAGGAGGAGCAGTCCGTAGATCTCCCCACTGCCGGCCCCGATTATGAGGAGGAGACCACGGATGATAGTATCCTTCGCAAGGAGACTTCCTGGTAAAGTAATAATGTCAACACCCCATCATTGCAACGCATGTAGCGTATATATTTATGATGTCCTGAACTGCGATCTTTCAAGTCAGGACATTTATTACGGTTTTTACAATTTCAAGGCTGTAAAAAGGATTCTTCCAGAGTTGGTCCGAGAGTTTCAGAGAATTGCCTCAGATCATCATTATGATGTGTTTGATACACCTGATCCCCGTCGGTCAATGTTCATTGTCACTCGGTTAACCGAGGAAGGGCTTGTGAAGAGAACGGGAATGACCTTTCATGGAAGTCTTTCAAGAGGGAAGCCACATCAGATGGCATTTCATTGGGTCAATCATTACTTTAAGCGATTGGCGGGACTACAGATGATCCATCGTGAACATTCAGATGGGGTTATTGAACCGCCGGCTCCGAAACTTGATCTAAAAACTCTTTTGAGATACCTTGATGCAGGTCACATCTCTCCAGAGAAAATGGAAATGTATCTTAATGAGTATGATGTACAACATAGCTAATATGGATCCTTATACCGCAAATGCACTTCGCATCATGGCAAAGAGGATCGATGAACTGGTGGAGCGCGTAGCCCGGCTGGAGAAGGAGATGGCTCGCAGGAAGTTCCTGGAACTGCCCAAGGATATGAGCCTTCAAGATCAGTCTAAGGCATGGTATGAGCACAAGACTACACCCATGACGTATTCAGAGATGCGCGAACGATTCGGTTAAAGACAAGTCGGCTTAAAGAAGTAATGTTCCTGCGACCCGTATATCTACAGCAACCCCCTGCGTGGTTTTACCCGCGCATCTTAGTTGGAGCAGGCGAAATGCTCTCACAAGGTTTTTCACGTAAATATGGGATTACCCATGTCATCAACTGTGCATTTCCCGAGGATTCTCCGGTCTGGTTCAGGCGTGCATTTCCGGATCGGTATGTATGTCTGAGTGCACATGACACACTACAGTCTAACATTTTGGATTGGTATCCTAAATTTGAAGAGACTTTGACGGCTTTTTTGCGTGCTCCCGGTTCGGGAACTGTTTTTGTCCATTGTCAATGTGGAATTAATCGTTCAGCCTTCTTGGCGCTGACCTATATCACGACACATTACAACATGCCATATGAACCTACCTTCGTAGCACTCAAACGCCAGCGACCCTGCATGTTGACAAATCCGGTCTTCAGGAAGCAAACTGAAGAGTTTGTAAATGGACGTGTTCCGAATTCGGAAAACCAGGGACGTGGGGACGAGCGGATCGTCAATGGGGACGCTGGACTCTGTCCATCAGGAACAGGTGCAGGGTTTGCGGGATTCGGGTGCTAAGCAGGAGGAACTAAAAACTCGGATCGCCGAACTTCAGGGTCAACGTGAAACGCTAAGTGCCTCTAATGAAATCACAGACATTGTGAGGTGTTCGCACGTGGATTCGCAGATTCGCGAGATAGAACAGGAACTTGCTCAGTCCAATCCAGTGGAGGAGTACTACATGAAAAACATGGATATCTTACTTGACTATTATGGAAAACAGGATGCAACTTCCGCTCCATCTGCTCCACTCCCCAAAGATGCCAATACGTTCCTTAAATTCTTTGTCGCAAATGTGCCCATGACGGATACTGGATTATCGAAGAAGCAGATGTTTGACGAGTACGTCACCCGTATGAAGCTGACGAACGGACCCGAAGCCACTCAGTTGCTCACGGAACATTGTGTTGCTTGCAACACGGCGCGAGAAGAGATCAGTTCGGAAGGCATTCTTGTGTGTCCGAGTTGCGGGTCGGAGGAGTATGCGTTGGTTGTGTCGGATTTCCCAAGTTTCCGCGATCCACCCAAAGAGCGGAACAACTACGCCTATAAGAAGATTAACCATCTCAATGAGATCCTTAATCAATTCCAAGCGAAGGAATCGACCATTATTCCCGAAGAGGTTATGAATGAGGTGATTCTTGAGATCAAGAAGCGTCGCATTGATAATATTGCTGATCTGTCGGAAGAAGACATTCGTCAGATTCTGAAGAAGCTGGGACGATCCAAATACTACGAGCATCGCGCTCACATTCTGAGCCGGTTGAATGGAAATCCGCCCCCGACCATCACCCCCGAGATAGAGGAAAAGGTCCGGGCAATGTTCCAGGAGATTCAGGCACCGTTCTTGCTGTACTGCCCCAACGACCGCACGAACTTTTTGTCGTATTCCTACATTTTGTATAAGTTCTTTGAGCTGCTGGATCTGGATGAGTACAAGGTGTTCTTTCCGTTGCTGAAGTCCCGTGACCGCCTCATCGCCCACGATCAGATTTGGAAGAAGATCTGCGACTACCTAAACTGGGAATTTATTCAGAGCGTCTAATAATGCTGTTCAAGGATATCGTTGAAGGACGAACCTATAAGATCTCTGATCTTGCATTTAGATTTCCCGGGGGCTATGGATACGACCCTTTGATCCCGTACACGGGCACCTTTGTATCCAGATCGGCGAATGGAGAACGAGGCACGTTCAAGGATGTCAAAGACAAGAACGGGCGCGATCAGGGACTTGTGGAGTTCAATAATAATTATGCCTATTACGACTACGTTCCGCCCGCTCCGATTGTTGAGGTAGTGTTTGACGTCAAGAAATCCGAGCTTGAACCTTCAGACATCTTTACCGGAGACGAGTTCAAACAGGGCGACCGTGTGATTCGGATCGGAGAGAAGAATGGTTGGATCTTCAACCGCGCCGAGCTGGAAACATGGTGGAAAAAGAAGCCAAATACCAATCCGTTAGTGAGTGGCACTCAACAGATGGCTGAGGGGACTAAGATTGAATACGGAACATTGAACATCTTACCGAGTGGTGGTCGCCGTAAGACACGTCGCGTTCAACCCAAAACTAAGAAGGAAGCTAAAAAGTCATGTTCTCCTGGTTATGAGGTCTATAACTACCGTAAGACTCGCAAGGGAGTATTCTATGATTGTGCACCGAAGCGTAAAACTCGTCGCAGCCATAAGTAAATGGAAGCGGAAAAGGCTGCCTTGAACGCAGTAAAAACCGCAGTAGCCGCATGGAGTGATTCAATTGCCAAGTTAGACGATGCGATACGGAATGGAGGTGGTGATATTCGGGCGCTGTTAGCTGAAAAGGACAGACTCTTCGCCGAATTGAAAAAGCGGAATGCTGAGCACGATATTGCATATAAGGCGGCATATCCCGATGAAGGCGGTCGTCGCCGTAAGTCACGCCGTAGTCGCCGTCACCGTGGCACTCGTCGCCGCTAACCCAGCATGAACGCAGAGTAGAACATGAACACGAAGATACTCAACAACGCAATCGCAACCGCCTGCGGACCCATCAACAACATCATCAAGAACAGACTGAGAGCAATCAAGAACGTCATTTTACCCCCAAGATGGATTTAGTTTGACCAGATCAAATCCATTTTACACGTCCAGCTTCTCGGCTATCCTGCGGAGTAGTGCAAGCGACTCAATCTCGATCTCACGCGAAGATGGTGGCTCATAAGTTCGGTTCCACTTCCGTAGCAGTTGGATTGCGTCCGCCTTTGTTAAGTCAATTGCTTGGAATGACCCTCCTCGAACATTGTCCACGCCCTTCTCGAGCATGAGACTCCAGACAAATCTGTCAAGATGTTCGTCATCAAGTGAACCGCAGGGGTGAGGTGTGGGTACCTGATTTGTTGGAAGGGGTCTGTATTTCTCAATCCATGCGGGCGTACCAAGCCCTTTCCAGGGTGAGTAAAAACTCGCCATCAAATAGGCCGGCGGTAAGCTGCGCTGGTCGTGTCTCCATACATACCACTTATTGCTTTCCAGTTCAATAACGTATACGGGCTCGTGTGGCATTAACTACTTCAGATCATCATCTTTTAAACTACATTTTACTCTTGATCAGGTGGCAGGCTCATCAGACCGTACAATACACCGAAAAAGACGAGGGTATGAAGGACAAATCCAAACGCCGTAGGGCACCCGTTAACTGCGACACCCGCAATCAACGAGTTCACGAAGCGAAAGGTAACCGGATTTGCCACAAGGAAAAATGCAAGGGCAGAGTACAACGAGTACTTGAACTTCAATCCTTCAGACTTGACGGCCATCTTTGTTTGTAATAGAGTAATAAATGGATTTCTATGTGTTGATGTTCTGGGCGGGTATCGTAATTCTGGTTGTTTCGCACGTCCTCCT